GAAGTGTGCCGAGTTACAAGGTATGACAATATAACTACATCCTGCATTCATCAATCCTCTAACACCACCTTGTAACCAATGCAATGGCAAATTATCTCCAGATCGTATACTGGTACTACGATCAGGTATGCGAGGTTCATTCCAAAGAACAAATGGAATATGTTCTTGATCGCAGGTTGCGGGAGTTTTTTTAATTAGTCTATTAACAAACTCTGCAGATGCAGCCGGGCCCATTCCACCAAGTATGCCTAATTTTTTCATTTTACTGTTTCTTATTAAACAATAAACTTGAAGCAACCACCATCACGGTTTGTGCATTTTCTAAATCTTCGGGTTCTTCTTTCCAACCTACGCTTATTTGTCCTATAAACATACCAGGTTCAACCGGGACACTTATACGACACATAAATTGAGTACCTTGTTCTTTATATGTAAACCCAATATAGCTTTGCGGTTTCATATATGGACTGCATGGTATTTTGCCGGACATTAACCCTATAACATCATTATTGTTATCATAGTTTTTAGTCAATAGCCCAACATCTGCACCATCGTGATCTGATATTCTACCTTTAGACCGAGTGGATAAGAATACTAATTTTCTAGTATTCAATAATGTATTAACTTCAAATATTGCAACAAGTTCTGCTTTAGAATTTTTAAATATAAAGTTACTCGCAGCTTGATAATTACCATTCATTTTGGGCAATGCTTGTTGCGCACGGTAGGATGCCATAAAGGCATCCTTTTCCGTATAAGCCACCCAACCAACAAAGCCAAATACAGATAAGATTATTACTGCAAATAATCTAAACGGGCTAGAACCAATCCAACCCAATATATCTAGCAATGTTTGTTTTATCTTATCCATGTGCCGTTTCTTTGTCGCATACGAATGCTGTTACCGCAATATTTCCATGCACATGGCTTGCTGTACGAATCATATCCATTAATGGATCGACTGCAATCAACAATACCAATACTGCTTCGCTTGGTAGTTTTAACAAATCACAAACAACTGCTACGGTGGCAACTGTAAGAATACCTGTTGTACCCGCTGATGCTAAACCTGCTAGGATACTACCTAGTAATACAACTAACAAACCGGTTACACCCAATGGCGCATCATAGATGTTAGCAATGAATACTGTAGCAATAGCATAATAAACAATACTACCAATACGATTAACGGTGAAACTTAGCGGAACCGTTAATTCAACCCCGCCTTTATCAAAATGCAACTTATGTAATGCTTCTTGCGCGTATGGGATACAAGCTAATGAACTACGTGAACTAATAGCAACAATTAATGTTTCTTTAGTTTCTTTAATAACAGTCATTAAACTTAATCCGCTACGATACCAAATCATAGCAGTAGCTGCGGCAACTACTAATACGCCGCCGATAAACTGTTGCATCACGAAATCAAACATTGTTAAGAAAATTCCAACACCCACTTTACCAACTTGAGCAGCAATCATTGCTAATAGAGCAATTGGTAAGAAGTAGTTAAGGAATTTAAAAATACTAATACTTGCTTGTTGAACGCTCTTTAGAACTTCAACTAACATACGCTGACCTTCTGTTTGCAAGTGTCCTAGTGCAACACCAAAAATTAAACAGAATATAACAATCTTTAAACTCTCACCATTGTTTAGTGTATTAAAAATATTTTCTGGAATAAACTTTTCCGCCATTTTACCTGCACTAACAGGTGCGGCGGTTGGCATTGGTTCTTTAAGAGTAATGTTTAAATCTGTACCGCTGTCTTTATCATTGACTAATGCTCCAAGTTGTGTCTTCTTTTCGGGTGTCATTTCTGAACCCGTAATAACAACTGTACCTACGCCAATGGTAGCAGCAATAAACATACTGGCTACAAACCCAACAATAATTTTTCGAATTAATGTTTGGCTACCTTCTTTTTGTAGCAAGCCAATGATACCAACTAAAATAGTTGCCAACAAGAATGGTAATACTACAACTTTAAGTAAGCTGATATAAATGGATCCTAAACTTTCAAAGTTTAAACTAAACTCTGGAGCATATACGCCACTTAGTACACCTACTACAATTGATCCTAAAATAGTCCACGGACTAACTAGGAAACTTTTTAAATGTGATACTGTCATTTTATATCCTTATTTCTTTTCAGCTTTGTAGCGATCCATTAACTTTTTAGTGTCAATGTTGTTGTATTCATTCTTAATAACGTAATTAACAATACTTAACAATTGAATTGCTTTAGGATTTACTGCTATAGCAATATTGTCTACACTGTCTGAGATTGTAATACTCTTAGTACTAATTGCAGCTTCAGGTTTTTCAAAAGCAATTTTCTTAATTTCAAACTCATCTCTATAAGCAGCAGCAATTTCACCCTTTACCACTTTTTCAATAATCACATCCCATTTGTCTTCGGGAAGGAATGTTGCGTTAGGGAAATTGATACGAGCAAATGTATCGTAACTTGAATTTCGAATAAAACTTATCTTACCATTAAAATCTCTAATGACTTGATATACTTCTCTGCCTTGGCTATTTTGACTTAACCATAAACGATTAATAACTAGACTTTGTCTTAGTTTAATATATGGATCACTAAATCTAACAACCTGTAATCTAGGACCCGTCACAGATAATTTACTAACAGCAATGTCAGCTTTACCATCTCTAACTTGTTCTACAACTTCGGCAAAGCTTTCTGCGTCTCTTCTAAACTGTACTGGTACTCCAAGTAGGACACCAATTCGTCGAGCAATCTCAACGTCAAGACCATGTATAGTATCCTCATCACCACTGAAGAATGGAGGATTATCTTTTTTGGTCATTGCTACAATAAGAACGTTGGCCTTCTTAATTGCGGCAATATCTGCGGGTAGTGGTACTGTTGATGTTGGTAATTGTGCGTAAACAATTGACGAAAACGTCAAAAACAGCATTGCGAGTAATTTTCTCATTATTATGACTCCATAAATAGTTATTTATTGTTCTATCCGTTTATTTATACCCTAAAAACGGACAACTAATACTTGACACAAGTCCCATTTTAATATATAATAAAGCATATAAAGAGTTATTGCTGTATGAAGCAAAGAGAAACAGATTCTGGACGCGGGTGCGAATCCCGCCAGGTCCACCATAAAGATTTACCGCCCGAACCGCAGAAGCCAAATTCTTGTTGCGGGAAAGGATGCGAAGGTTGTGTTTGGATAAGTTATTTCGAAGCACATAATCGTTGGAAAAGTCTTTATGATGGGCCTGAAATAGATTCGACAGGGTAAAGAGTACCAGAGTGGACAGCACATCAGCAACGATGTAAAAAGAAGAAATAAAGTAAACGCAAACGACTCACAGTTCGCATTGGCAGCCTAAGCGCTGACTAGGGTTTCGGTTAGTTTCCTCGTAACAGAATAACTAACCATTTTACAAACACTCATACACACAAGGAGATTAAAATGAGTAATATGACACCGTTCGAAATTAGATTAGAACTTTTAAAAATGGCCAAAGATATGCTTGGTGACGATTACTACGGTAAACGCGAAGTAATATCTAACGATTGGGCTACTAAGGTAGAGACGGCTAAGCATGCCGGGCAAACACCCCCATCGCACCCTGGCTATCCCGCCTACCCCTCAGAAACTGATATTATTGCAAAGGCTCATGTATTGAATGGATTTGTTTCTAACATTCCTCAAGATAATATAAAGACTATTAGTAAAAAGTAATCTGAAGGCAGGGGGAGAAATCCCCTTGCGTAGATAAATGAAAACATATACAAAATCAGTTTTAGTAGCAGTATCCGCAGTATTTTTAATATCAACACTTACACAAGTAACAACATTAAAACTACAAAATTTAAAACAATCTAAATTTGATGATAACACCGCAACGGTTGCAGTCAGAGAACAACAATTAGATTGTTTGGCAAAAAATATTTACCACGAGGCAGGTAACGAATCATTCGAAGGTAAAGTTGCTGTAGCACAAGTAACTATTAACAGAGCAGCAAATGCTGGATTTCCTAATGATATATGCAAAGTAGTTTACCAAAAGAATGTAGTATATGAGAAAGTGATTTGCCAATTTAGTTGGTACTGCGAAACTTCTACAAAAGCAAGACCAATTCACCAATCTGCATATAAAGAATCTTATGAGGTAGCTAAGAAAGTTTTACTTGAAGGATTCCGATTAGCTGGATTAACCGATGCACTTTATTATCATGCAACATATGTTTCCCCTGGTTGGAAACGTCAACAAATCGCAAAAATTGGTAACCATATTTTTTACAGATAAATTATGAACTTTAAATATCCTACACTACAAGATGTTATTAATTATTGCAGAACAACATTAACTGTTGCTACTGCTGAAACAATTGCATGGATTGGTATTGTACTTATTCATGCCGCAACAGTCCCGACAATGATTTCCGTCATGTCTGGTCTATCAGATAAGATGCCGCCCGTTGATCTTATTTTATTCATTTGGGCAGGACTATCTATGCTGTTTGTCCGAGCAGTAATTTTAAAAGATATTCTCCACATTGTAACTATTGGCGTAGGATTTATAATTCATTCGGTACTTCTTGCACTTATACTATTTAAATAATTATGTCTACATTAAAAGAACAAACCCACGAAAAACACAAAGAAGCGGAAACGCAACCATTTATTAAAGAGATTTTTCAAAAGCGTGTTAGCAAAGATAAGTATGCTGAATACTTATATCAGTTATACTTGATATATCATGCAATGGAAACTATCACAGGACCTAAGCTAGGTACATATGAAGGACTTGCTGGATTATATCGTGCATCTGCAATTTTTGAAGACTTTCAAGAACTTGTCACTCCGGATAAGACATATACAATTAAAGAGCCGACATTGAAGTATATTCAATATATTATGGACATTACTAAACCTGAAGATTTAATTGCACATATGTATGTTCGATATTTAGGTGATCTAAATGGTGGACAAATTTTTGCAAAGCTTGTCCCTGGTTCAGGCAAGATGTTTCAGTTTGAAAATAAGGAAGAATTAACAAACAACTTCCGAGCTAAATTAACTGATGACATGGGACCCGAAGCATGCGTTGCTTTTGATTATAATATTGCACTTGCTAAGGAATTTAATTAATGTCTTTAGTATGGGATAAAATGATTCCTTTGTCTCAAAATATTCTTGAGACATTGGAACAAACCACAGATGATGAATTAAAATATACTGCAGAACAAGGTGATGGATACCTTTGGGAAAATTATATTTTTACTAACAGAAATTATCGTCGCGCGCACGTAGAAATTGTAGATGCACGAGAAGCAAAAAAGATCTGGGTTATGCACATGACTATATTTCCAGAATTTGATGATCCTACTCCTATATTTGGGTTTGATGTAGTATGCGGAGCAAATAAGATTACAGGTGCATTCCATGATTTTTCTAAAAATGGAAATTGCCCAGTATATGCATGGTTCCTTGATCGTTCTTCAAAATTAGAATGGAATAAACCCAGAGTGTTACCCGATTGGGCAACTCAAATTTTTAGTCCAGGCATGATTGCGGCAGGCAATATATCCGAAGAAGAAGAATTGGACAAATTAGCTGATATAGCTATTGAAAGTTTACACGTTTACCTATATAATGTAGGATGTGTTGAGAAAACAGGCGAATCATATAAAGAGAAATACAATAATTATTGTAAGTTTCAAAAAATGAATCCTCATACCCCTGCCATGATGATTAATTTAGGTATCGACGAAAAGGTATTTAGAACTTTTATGGATGAAGTATTATTTCCAGAAGAACCAAATGACAGAACTTAATTTAGACGAAGTATTGACCGATAGTTTAATTATAACTAAAAGATTTAGATCACAAAATGAATTTTCATTATACATTGAGGAAAAGGTGTATATCGAAAGTATAGGTTATATGGATGCAGTAATAAAATATTGTAATGAGATTGATATTGATGTTGAAGCTGTTGCGAATTTAATTAACCAATCGTTAAAAGATAAAATTCAAAACGAAGCAGAAGAACAAAACTATATGAGGCCGCGCGGTAAATTACCCCTATGATAATGGATGAATACTCAGTTTATAAAATGTACTTAGCTTTGCGATTACATTTCACAACCGACAATTATGATGTGATTCAACAAAAGGGTAGAGTACGGGCAAGTCGACAAGCTTATGCTAAACGTAAAGATTTATTCTCAATTAGAAAAATTGCTAAAAGCTATTCAGATGAAGAAGTTGCAAATTTTCTAGTTGCAAATTTTGTGTCAGGTGACCGTTGGGGCGGGATGTTCGATTTAGAAGCCGGCCAACGGTATAAAGAGTGGAAAAAGCGTGTTGAGAGTTTATCATACAATTTTGAACAAGAATTAGATAATATTATTAATGATTTGGAAGAATCTAATCTAAAAATTGAAGATATTTTTGCGGTGTCAAAAGGTCAGCATCCATATATAATTAAAGCATTCTTACGAAATACAATTAGTATAGAAACTTTAGTTATTTTGGAAAGACTAAATAAATTTACCGAGAGGTTTGATCGAGAGATTAGTGACACGGTAGTGTGGCCTGATGTTTCTAGACTTATCAAAAAGTACAAACCATTTCTTTTAATCGACATGGAAAAATACGATGCAATCTTTAGAAGACGAGTTGGAATTAAAAACGCAGAAGATTAAGCGTTTAGAACAAGATATTTTAATGTTACAAGAATCGCTTTTAACAACGCAAGAATCTCTAAAAGAGACACAAAGATATTTGATTAAATTGGCACACAGTCAAATGGAATTAAATAAGAGAATGGCGGCTTGGCCTTTCCTAAAGGTTAAAGCTAAGGGCAAAGAAGATGTTTAACTTTAAGGTAGGAGCCTTGATTTTTTAAAATGGACAAGTTTAAGAAGAACGATTATTATGATCGTGAAAAGAAAATGCGCCGAGTTGAAAAGTGCACACAGAAGATTGACAAACATCGAAAGATTATATATAATGTAGCATCGTTCAATAAAGATGACGATGCGTTTGATGAGTACTTAGATTATGCATACGCTAATCAAAAAATTAAAAAACGTTAATACTAATACGAAAACCATACACCGTTAATACGAAAGGACATACTATGGCTTACACTTCACTAGCAGATCTCCGCAAATCCCGCGGCGGCTTCGATTCTTTAATGAAAGAAGTTGAAAAGATCGCAAATCCCCAATCCGAATCTAACAATAGAAATGACGACCGCTTCTGGCAACCTGAGGTTGACAAAGCAGGCAACGGCTACGCTGTTATTCGTTTCTTAGCTCCCCCAAAGGGCGAAGAACTTCCATGGGTTAGAGTTTGGAATCACGGTTTTCAAGGACCAACCGGAAAATGGTACATTGAAAATTCACTAACAACTATTGGCAAGACTGATCCTGTATCTGAGTTTAATACTGAGTTATGGAATTCAGGCTCAGAGGCCAATAAAGAAGTTGCTCGAAAACAAAAGCGCAAACTAACTTACTACACTAATATTCTTATCGTTCAGGATTCTAAGCATCCTGAAAATGAAGGCAAAGTATTTTTGTTTAAGTTTGGTAAAAAGATTTTCGACAAAATTAAGGATGTTGCTGAACCACAGTTCGAGGACGAAAAGCCACTTAATCCGTTCGACTTTTGGGAAGGTGCAAACTTTAAATTAAAAATTCGTAATGTGGAAGGATATCGCAATTACGATAAATCAGAGTTTGATACACCAAG